TATGTCTGAAGGGTATCGTGGTTCTCATAATTTAAAAAAATCGAATGTTGCAATTGAATGGACACAAGAACTTTTACAAGAATTCATAAGTTGTTCTAGTGATCCAATTTATTTTGCTGAAAATTATATGAAAATTGTTAGTGTTGATAAAGGTCTTATCACAATACCATTGTATGATTATCAAAAAGACATTATATCAACTGCAAAAGATAATCGATTTACTGTTGCAGAATGTAGTAGACAAAGTGGAAAAACAACTGCAATTACTGTTCTCGTTTTATGGTATATAATTTTTCATCCAAACAAAACTGTTGCATTATTAGCAAACAAAGCAGATACTGCAAGAGAAATACTAAGCAGAATTCAACTTGCATATGAACACTTACCGAAATGGTTGCAACAAGGTGTGATTGAATGGAATAAAGGTTCATTTGTTCTTGAAAATGGGTCTAGAGTTCTTGCTGCTGCAACATCATCAAATAATATTCGTGGGTACGCGGTTAATTGTGTTGATGGAAAAAGTGTTATAACAGTAAAGGATAAAGAAACAGGTTTTATAAATGTACTAACCATTGATGAACTAAAAAAGAAGATAGAAAAAAGATTAATTGCATACAATAAATCAGAAACTAAAAAAGAATTGAATAGAAAAACTCAGACTGGAAAAAAATTATCAAAGGAAAGAAAAGAAAATATCTCAAAAGGATTAAAAAAACATTATCAGTCAAACTTTCTCAAGAATAATTATTATGATATTTTAACTGAAGATGGGTTTAAATCTTTTGATGGCATTCTTACAACACCTAATAAAGAAACTATTAATGTAAATCTTGATGGTAATGAATTAACTTGTACGCCAGATCATAAACTTAAAATAAACGATTCATTTATTGAAGCACAAAATCTTGAACATACAAAAAATGAAAACTTATCTACTGTTTATGATCTGGTAAATGTTCAAGATACACATCATTATATCACGAATGGGATTACCAGCCATAACTGCTTGATTATTGATGAGGCGGCATTTATCGATGGTTGGGATGAATTCTTTACTTCAGTATTTCCTACTATATCATCTGGAGAATCTACTAAATTAGTTCTTGTTTCTACAGTTAACGGTCTAAATCATTTTTATAAAATTACTTCACTTGCAAGACAAGAAAAAAACAACTATAAATTGATTTCTGTACCTTGGACACGTGTTCCTGGTAGAGATGAAAAATGGAAAGAAGAAATACTTGCTGGTATGAATTATGATTATCAGAAGTTTCGACAAGAATTTGAAAATGAATATCTTGGTTCATCTGGAACACTGATTGCTGGTTGGAAATTGCAAGAACTTACACCTGCAACAATTCTTAATGAAAAATTTAATATTATTCAATATGAAAAACCCGAAAAAGATAGATTATATGCATTAATTGCAGATGTATCACGTGGTAAAGGATTAGATTATTCTGCAATACAAGTTATTGATATATCAGAAATGCCATATAAACAAGTACTATCATTCAGAGATAATATGATTACTCCAGGTGATTTTGCTGAAATGATTCATAGAATAGGGAGACAATATAATAATGCAGCTGTTCTCATTGAAGTAAATGATATTGGACAACAAGTTGCGGAAACATTATATTTTGATTTTGAATATGATAATATGTTATTCAGTGAATCAGCTGGTCCTTCTGGTAAAAGAATAACACAAGGATATAAATCAAAAGCTACAGATAGAGGTATTCGGACAACAAAAACAGTAAAATCTGTTGGTTGTTCTATGTTAAAATTATTAATAGAGCAAAATCAATTAATCATCAATGACTTTGATACAATTAATGAATTATCTACATTTTCAAAAAAACATAATTCTTTTCAAGCAGAACCAGGATGTCATGATGATTTAGTTATGTGTTTAGTATTATTTGCTTGGTTAACTGAACAACAGTTTTTCAAAGGAATGACAGATATTAATACCATCATTAAACTTCGTGAAAGATCTGAAGAAGAATTGGAAAATGAATTATTGCCGTTTGGTTTTATTAATGATGGTTTAGACGATGATACGATACAATTTGAAGGTGATGATAGATGGATGATAGTTGATCAAAATCTCTTTTTTAATAAATAATTTAAATTGAGTTTTTAATAATAACAATCCTAAAAAAGGAGATAACGATGGCAACTTCATTAATTTCACCAGGTGTAGAGGTTAGAGAAATTGATCTCACCACTATTGTCCCTTCAGTTACCACTACTGAAGGTGCAATTGCAGGTGTATTTCGTTGGGGACCAATTGATCAAAGAGTCCTAATTGATTCTGAAACACAACTAGTAAATCGTTTCGGAAAACCAACTAATCTAAATGCCGAAACATTCTTTACAGCAGCATCATTTCTTGGATATGGCAACCGTCTATACGTATCAAGAGCTGCAAATACTGTAGGTATCACACCTAATATTACAGCAAATGTTGAAAGTGGTAATTCTACAGTTACACTATCCACAGGTAATACTTCAGAACTAGAAGTAGGTTTAATTGTTATTTCTGCAGGTGATTCAACGCTCAATGTTGGTGCAACTATCGGTTCTATTGTAAATAGTACTGCATTTACATTATCAGTTGCTTCTGATGCAGCAAATACTTCAAATGAAGTAGCTGTTCAATTTGTGTCTAATACAACATTCTCAGCTGTTGCAAATACTGGACCTGTTGCAAATCTAGAATATCAAATTGTTAAAAATGAAACACACTTCGAAGAAAAAGAAGGTACATTTGATTCCGATGTCAAATTCATTGCTAGATTTCCTGGTGAACTAGGTAATTCACTAAGAGTATCTGTTTGTGGTAATTCAGATGGCTTTAGTTCTTCTGTTAACCTAGCATCATATGCTACAAAGGCAACATTCCCAATTACAGTAAATTCCAATACTGCTACTTTTGCGGTATCAGGTAATTCAACTGTTGGTAATACTGAAGTTTCTGCTAATATTGCATCTGCAAAAGCACTTCTTAATGTTACTGATAAAATTGAAGTTGGTAATACACTTATTGGTCTACAATATCTAACTATTACATCTATTGGTAATACATCAACTTTTGGTACTACTGCAAATCTTCAGTATCTAATAGCAACAGGTGGCAATACCATTGTTTCAGTTGTTAATTCTTCTGCTAATACTGATTCATCAACATCAAACACTGATGGTTTCTCTGCAGGTATGTTAATTACTTCTGGTAATACAAATCTTGTAGATTTAGTTGTTAACAATGTTATTAACTCTACTGCATTCCATGTTACTTCTGCACCAACTGTAAATGTTGGTACACTAGATACATCAGCAGAAGAACATACCATTTCACCAAGAGCTACATTCCAAGTATCATTTGAGGATGAATTTAAATTAGCTTCTGATTATACTTTCGATTCATCTAATACAGCAACACAATCAGTTCCTCGTTATTGGGAATTCTTTAATCTCGTAGATACCGCTCCTGGTCAATCTGATTATGTAATCAACTTTGGTAATTCATCAATTAACTCTGATGAAATGCACATTGTTGTTACTGATGAGGGCGGTAAAATTACAGGAGTTCCTGGAACAATTCTAGAAGTTTATCGTGAAGTATCTCGTGCTACTGATGCTAAAACTATTGATGGTGGTGCTAATTATTATCAAACAGTGGTCAATGATGCGTCTCAATACATTTATGCTGTTAATGACATTTCAGGTGCAGCATCTCAAACAGCTGAAAATCTAGTAAGTTCAACTCTTGATGTTATTCACTATGATTTCAAACTTGGTAGAGATGGACAAAATGAATCTAATATTCCTCGTTCTGTAGTTACTGCAGCATATGATCTATATAAGTCTACTGAAGATGTTGAAATTTCTTTAGTTCTTACAGGTAAATCCACATCATTCCAACTAGCAAATTATCTTATTGATAACATTGCAGAAGTTAGAAAAGATTGTATTGTTCTTTGTTCACCACAAAAAGGTGATGTTGTAAATAACATTGGTAACGAAGCAGATGCAGTTGTTGCATTTAGAAACAATCTTCGTTCATCATCCTACGGTGTACTTGATTCTGGTTATAAGTACATGTATGACCGTTACAATGACATTTACCGTTATGTTCCATTAAATGGTGATACAGCAGGTCTTTGTGTTAGAACTGATAGAACAAATGACCCATGGTTCTCACCAGCTGGTTATAATCGTGGTCAAATTAAGAATATTATTCGACTAGCATTTAATCCACGTCAATCAGAACGTGATACACTTTATAAGAATGGTGTTAATCCAGTTGCAACATTCCCAGGACAAGGAACTGTTCTATTTGGTGATAAGACACTACTTTCTAAACCAAGTGCATTTGATAGAATCAATGTTCGAAGACTCTTTATCGTTCTAGAGAAAGCTATTTCTAGAGCATCAAAATACACTCTCTTTGAATTCAATGATGAATTTACAAGAACACAGTTCAAAAATCTTGTAGTTCCATATCTACGTGATGTCCAAGGACGCAGAGGTATTACTGATTTCTTAGTTGTATGTGATGGTACAAATAATACACCAGAAGTTATTGATAGAAATGAGTTTATTGGTGATATTTACATCAAACCAGCTCGTTCTATTAACTTCATTCAGCTAAACTTCGTAGCTGTTCGAACAGGTGTTGCATTCTCTGAAGTTGTTGGCAAGTTCTAATGAAAAATTAAGGGGTTTTTATTATAAATAATAGTAGAAACCCCTTACAATAAGTCATTATAAATAAAAATAAAAGGAGTCATAAATGGCTTTCAATATCGAAAATTTTAAAGCAGAAGGACTTGCTTCAGGTGGTGCAAGACCATCCCTGTTCAAAGTATCACTACCAGATTGGCCAGGTTCTGCATCTGGTCAGGGTCGTAAATTAGAATTTGTTGCAAAAGCTACTCAGGTTCCACCATCAATTCTAGGTCAAGTTGAAATTCCATATTTTGGTCGTAGAATTAAATTGATTGGTGATAGAGTATATACTAACTGGAACGTTACTGTAATGAACGATGAAGATTTTAATATTCGTTCATCTCTAGAAAATTGGCATCAAAGTCTCAATGACCATCAAACTAATATTATGAATGGTCAAGTTACTAGTGATCCTACTACATATAAAGTAGATGCAGATGTTATTCATTATGGTAAAAGAGGTGAAGTATTAAAAACATATCGATTCATTGGTATTTTTCCTGTTTCTATCGATGCAATTCCACTAGATTGGGAAGCAATCGACCAAGTTGAACAATTTGATGTAGAATTTGCTATTGATTACTGGATTGATTCTGATAATAATCGTTTTGATGCAGGTGTACAAGAGGGAACAACACCACCTTCACCAGCAAGAAATCCACAATAAGGAAAATAATATTTTATGGAAATTTTTGGATTTAGTATTGAACGTACAAAAGATAAGGAAAAGAAAGAATTAAAATCTTTCACTCCTGAAGTAAAAGATGATGGTGCCGTCACTGTTGCAGCTGGTGGCACCTTCGGTACGTATGTTGATTTGGATGGAACTGTTCGAACTGAAGCAGAACTTGTTTCTAAATATAGAGAAATGTCATTACAACCTGAAATCGACAAAGCAATTAATGAAGTTGTTAATGAATCTATTGTTGTTGAAGATGGTGATAGCCCTGTAGAAATCATTCTTGATGATTTAGAAATCAATGATAATGTAAAAAAAGTAATTACACAAGAATTTAAAAATGTTCTTGATTTACTTGATTTCAGAAATTCAGGGTATGATATTTTTAAAAGGTGGTATATTGATGGTAGAAGTTACTATCATGCTATTATTGATGATAAAGCTCCAGCTGAAGGATTAAAAGAACTTAGATATATTGATCCACGAAAAATTAGAAAAATTCGTGAAGTTGATAAAAAAGGTGATCCTAAAACTGGAGCTACTTTACAAACAACTAAAGCTGAATATTATATGTATCATGATAAAGGTTTGAATTATGGTTCAAAAGCCATTCTTTCAAATCAAGGAACTTCTGGATTGAAGATTCAAAAAGATTCTATAATTCATACTACATCAGGAATTATGGATCAAAATAATATCATGGTTTTATCATATTTGCATCCATCAATTAAACCATTGAATCAACTTAGGGCTCTTGAGGATGCATCATTGATTTATCATTTATCTCGTGCACCAGAACGTAGAATTTTTTATATTGATGTTGGTAATTTACCTAAAATGAAAGCTGAACAATATGTTCGTGATATGATGGTTAAATATAAAAATAGACTTACATATAATGCTGATACTGGTGAAATTAAAGATGATCGTAAATTTATGACTATGTTAGAAGATTATTGGCTACCAAGACGTGAAGGTGGTCGTGGAACAGAAATTTCTGTATTACAAGGTGGTACACAATTATCACAATTACTTGAATCTGTTGAATATTTTCAAGATAGGTTATATAGGTCATTACAAGTACCATTAACAAGAATGAAACCAGATTCTGTATATAATTTAGGTAGAGCTACTGAAATTACAAGAGATGAAGTCAATTTTTCTAAATTTATTGATAGAGTACGTTCAAAGTTTTCAAATTTATTTTTATCTGCACTTGAAAAACAATTAGTATTAAAGAAAATTGCAACACCTGATGATTGGCAACAAATTAAGAAATACATTCGTTTCCATTTCATACGAGATAACTATTTCACTGAATTAAAAGAATTGGAAATTATGAATGAAAGATTTGTTCGTTTGAGAGATGTTGATGATTATGCAGGTAAATACTATTCACATGAATGGATTCGAAAGAATATTCTACAACAAAATGATGAAGATATTGAAAAAATGGATGAGGAGATCGCAATGGAAATGCAGAACCCTCAGTACAATCAAGAATTAATGATGCAACAGCAACAACAAGAACAGGAGCCAGAAAATGGACAAGAACAATCTAACTAAACTTGTGGTTGAATCTTTAGAGAAAAAACCATATGATATGAAAGAAACTTTTAATGAACTTATCAAAAACAAAGTTCATGAAATCATTGAGCGTAAAAAAGTTGAAGTGGCTGAAAATTATTTTGCAGAAACAACTGAAGAAGATGACACAGAATCATTTTTTGAAGAGTTTCATGCAGAATATGGTCATTTACCAGTTGAAGAACAACTAGAAATCATGAAAAAACTTGAAGAATCTACTGAGGAATAATTATGGCTAAGTCATTTAAAAATATCATTAATGAGGTTTATGAACCAAAATCTCCAGATGAGAAGAAATTTAAAGACAAGCATATTTCCAAATTATTTCCAAATATGTTTGCTGATTCTCAGTATGATAAGTTATTCAAAGGTTCTACTACTGAAATAGATCGTGGTAAAGATAGACATGGATACAATCCTGGTGAAGATGAAAAAGTTTATGAAGATACTCAGTTAGATGAAACTTTCCAGTCAGGTGATGAAGTATCTTTCATGCATCCTAAAACTGGAATTCCTGTAAATGGCACTTTAATTGATTCCCATCCAACTGTTAAAGCAATGATAGCGATGCGAGACCCTAAAGATGTTTACGAACAATTTGATTTATTTGAGAAAGCAATGAGTGTTGCTCAGCAGAAATTGATGGCAATTGCTCTACGTTATAAAAGAGATCCTGAATCAGTTCCAGATGCATCTGATTCGGTAAAAAAGTTAGCTGATTCGATGTCAGAAAAACAATTAAGTGATTTTGCAGAAACCAAACACAAAGGTTTGCCAAAAAAGGTTGAAGATTAATGGCTAATTCTATTATTCATAACAGAAAAAATTTATCTGTTACATTACATGCAGATGCTAATACTACATGGACAATAGCAGGTAATAGTTCTGTATCAGATATTGCTACAGGCGATGAAGTTTTAACAGGGGCATCTATCAAACAAGTTTGGTTTGGTAGTTCATCTGGTAATGGTATGTATTGGGTAGTTAAAAGAGCAAATAATCTTATTGGTGTCTATGATTCTACAGGTTGGAAAGATTATGCGGGTAATGGTAATATGATTAATAAGGATTCAAGTGAAACATTAGTCGTAGAATTGAATAATCCTGCTAATGGAAGTGGATATATCATGATTGAATTACAAAAAGAAGGCACATTTGACAAAACATACTAAGAGGAAATAGTTACATGAAACTCATTTTAGAGCTTCAAGAGGATATCAGTTGTATCACTGAAGAAAAAGAAGATGGCAAGAAGAACCTTTTTATCGAAGGGGTTTTCATGCAATATGATACACCTAATCGCAATGGACGAATTTATTCTAAACCAATTATGGAAAAAGAAGTAAATCGTTATATGAATGAGGTAGTGAACCAAAAGAGAGCTTATGGTGAACTAAATCATCCACAAGGACCACAGATCAATCTTGACCGTGTTTCCCATATTATTGAATCTCTAGAAATGAGTAATGGTGGTAAAGTCTACGGTAAAGCTAGAATTGTAGAAACACCTATGGGTAATATCGCAAAAGGATTACTTGAAGGTGGAGCAAATCTAGGTGTTTCAACTAGAGGTCTTGGTTCCTTGAAAGAAGGTAAAAATGGAATTATGGAAGTACAAGAGGATTTCCGTCTTGTAACAGCAGCAGATATTGTTGCTGATCCATCTGCACCACAAGCATTTGTAAAAGGTATTATGGAAAATGCGGAATGGGTATATTGTGAAAAGACAGGTGAATGGGTTGAAGAAGCTAAAAAAGAAATGAAAAAACTTTCTAAAACTCAATTAGAAGAACAAATGCTTTCATACTTCGATAAGTATTTAAAAACACTATAATTATAAATATTAATTAAAATACCAAGGAGAACCACTCAATGGATTATAAAGAAGATCACAAGAAAGGTGATACCGTAGAATGTAATATTGGCGATGAAAAGCAAATGTGCACCTACGTTAGACACGATAATAAATCAGGAAAATGTGTAGTAAAAACACAGGAAGGTAAAATGGTAAAATTAGATCCAAAAGACGTCATG